TACGACAATGCAACACATAAGCTGACGTTCGACTTCAAGGACGGGACTTACAGCACCTGGCTGTCAAAAGCCAGTGACATCCGCGGGAAACTGCACGGCAGGCGGCTCCCGGTCATCTTCGGGGATGACGGCTATTATTACGATGCCAGGGTAAGCGTGGACAGCAGCAAGCTCAACCAGCATTACAGTCAGATCGTGGTCACACTGGATGCAGAGCCGTACAAGCTGGCACGGAAAACGTCACTGGATGACTGGGAATGGGACAGATTCAATTT